TTACGGTTTTTCCGGCCACTCAATATTAGGTGCTAAAGAAGTATCAATACGATTTAGTAAAACGCGGTATTTTTTCCACGCTTGCAGCGCTGCGGCTTCTTCATCGGTTGCCAGTCCTGTATCGATGGAGTCTTGCAGATAAGTCAGCATATTATTTGCTTCATCCAGTCGTTGTGATTTCTCCTGTTCAGCCTGCTCGATTAATGCGGCTTTTTGGGCTTCAGTGTCAGTGACCCATTTTTTACCGTTCCATGCATCGAATTCCGTTTTTGGCTCTAAAAGTGTGAGTGTTTCAGGTAAATCGCCGATAAAATCGACTTCAATCGGTTGGCGGGTTTCTGTGCTGTAAGCCGTTTTCCCTCGGTTATCTGTCACAATTTCCCATTTTGAACCATCTTCACTACGCACAACAGCAAAACCTGTTTTGGTTGGTAGTTCAGGTGCATCGGTATAAGCTCCCGCGGACACGCTAACATCAAAGTAAATATATTCCATATTTGCATTGAGATATTCACGAGTGGTCGGGTCTGCAATATACGTTTTAATCCAACCGGCTTTTGTTGCTAAACCATTTTGACCGATTTCTGCTTGTTCAATTTCTAAATTGTAATTTTTCATTATGCTGCTCTCACGATATATAAAAATGCAATGTTACGGGGACGATTTTCGTTTGCTGTTGGTACAACACGCGATGCGTCAAAGTCTGCCGATGTTTTTATTTCATTAACCCCACCACCTGAGCGTAATGTATTCGTAGTCCTTTTAAATACGCCGCTCGCACTCAATGCATCTAGAAATCCGTAATTGAGGCTTCCTGTGATATTTCTAATTGCATCCCCTTGTGCCGCTAGCACTGTTCTGTTCGCATCAATCCCACGCCCAGCGTCAAGGCCGCGAATAAACTCACCGCGTAAATCAGGTAATACGCCAGATGGATAAGCTTTAGCAAGCAAGGGGTAAGTCGTTTTATTAAATGTCTGACCATTGCAGATTAAATATCCGCTAGGAGCCGTGGCTTGAGGCCAAGGGATAGGTGCTCCCACGGGGTAATCACTTAATTCAGATGATGAACCTGAAACTTTTAAATTTCCGTTGTGGTCTTTTGCTGTGTTTCTATCACTATATAAATTATATTCATAAAAAGTATTTGAATTGCCACCAATAGCAATAACACCCTTTCCTACATAGTCTGCTGAAATTACAGTATATGTGTCATGAGACTTTCCGTATATCGCTACACCATGCTGATAATGATATTTTGATGTAGCAGCAGAGTTCCTAAATATTTGAGACTCTGTATTTAATCCCTTTAAAAATGAAACATAGGACTTCTCATCTAGATTAATTACAGCCCCTTTTCCACCCCATCCATAATCACCAACCTGCATTATCGTTCCGCTGACATCGGGTAAAATATGATTACACCATTGCTTTCCTGCTCTTTTTGAATTGATTCTTGCAACATTAGCTACAGACATGTCAAGTTGCATATATGCATCATCTTTTCCTGTTACTTGAACCATATTTGCATCTAGTGTATTTTTTACTCGCGTAAGCCCTTCAATATTTCCCCCAGTTTTATCAAACTTTCCATTTAACCCATTTTTTAGCGCCGTATTTGTCGCATAATCTCCCGCTGGGGCATAATTCCCCTTTGGTTGATACTTAGTATCAGACTCTGATTTTGAATAACTGTAGCCTGACGGGAGGTAATTACCTTTAGGTTGGAATCGAGTATCCGATTCAACTTTAGTGTAGCTTTCCCCTTTTAGTGCATAATTACCTTTAAGTTGAAATTTAGTGTCCGTATCTGTTTTAGTGTAATAATTACCCAACCCCAAAAACACACCCAGCGTAGACCATGCAGCTTGCGATTTATCCGGTTGCTCCCCTTTCGTTTCTTTATTGGAAACATAGATAACCCCATTCCACTGAACGATGGCCGTTTTTGGGTAAGATAGCGCCGCATCCCACTCCGCGACACCACGCTGCGTCAAGTACATCAACCACTCATCAACACGCTTACCTATGGCGTTAAACCATTCCAATGGCGGCTTGCCAGCAGTTCTGTCTAAAGTAATCCCCCACCCACGCAATACATCTGGGAATGTTTCAATTTCCCCCGTTTTCGCATCTTGCGCGAATATTTTTAAGTCTGGCTTTTTAATGACTGACATTCATTAACCTCGTGAATTTTCCATCGTTAAAACCAAATGCCGATTGATCCCCCACCCAACCAAATGGGTGTGCATCGGTAATAACGAGATATTGATAATTAACCCCTATAGGCCTCGATAAAATATCGAGATCTTTGATGGCATGGATCCGAAACGGTGTTAAATAATTGGCAGGGATAACCACATTCATCGACATATCATAATTGTCGATAATAAAGGCTTGCTCCCCCAATAAGTGACGTAAGGAATAGGTAATATTGGCGATATCGGGTTTTTGGTAATTTTTAATGATCTTGGCTTTGATAAAAAAGCGGTAATCATCATCCCCCAATACCGATGATCCTTTGAGTGAATCACCATAACGATAAAAGGCCCCAATATTGAAGCCTAGCGCGCCTTCAATACCCCGAAAGCCAAAATAGTCTTTCGGCACCAATGATTTCATGACCCGATGAAGACCGACATGTTTGCCGATTAAATCGAGTCCATACCCCGTAGCAGTGTCGATATTTAAAATGGTCGATAACGTAATGACCGATTCAAAGAGTTGCTTTGTTTCAGAAAGCAAAAGCCCGACGGTTTGTCGGGCTTTAGGTTTTCCTCGGTACTGCCAAATCAAAAAGTCTTCGCGTGGTTTACTCAATCAGCACCTCCACATCTTCTGGCCTGATTTGTGCGCATTGGCGAACCCCTATTGAAACAGCATCGCGCCCATTTACGGTAATTGATTTAATGTAAAAGCCTTGTACTGCATTTACTTGGCAAGTTAAACGCATCGCATAAACCGATTCACCAATATCAAATTCAGTGGCGGCTAACGCGGCTTTAATGGCATCGGTATCGATATCATGGAAGCCCCCCACTCGTTCAAGTAATAATTTGACTTTAACATTCACCAAAGCGGCGCGATCAAAATAGACAGTTCGCGGTGCGCCAGCATACGTTTGTGTATTACTGATACGCCCAAATACCCCACACCCGCCCACTTTCTTACTTAAAATCGTTCGCCCAATATCATTATCATGGCCACCAATAACAACGGCATTTAATGTGTGCGGTGGAATGCCTTTTTCATCCGTTTGATTGGTGTAGTTTTCGTAGACCTTAGCTTGTTTTACATCCGGTAAATCAAGAAGAGCGCCTTCTAATCCTTGATAATCATCATGATTATTGATGGCATGCGAACGCATAAAGCGTAATAACAAATTGCCATCTGTTTCCTCAAAAGCGCCCTCTTTTGCCGCTTTTGTGGTTGTGATGCTATCAACCCCAATGGTCACCGTGTCCATGGTTAAGGGGCGATTTGCTGGCAACAAAAAAGCGCCAAGCTCCTGACTTCGTAGATCCACTCTTGCGGAGCCGTTACTCCCTAACGTGACATCCGCCAATGTGACCCACTTGGTGCGATTATCATCAGACAATAAGCTTCCTTTATGTACGGTAACGCCCTGTTTACCTGTGATCACCACCTCATTGAGATAACTGTAATCGGCCCCTCGGCGAACAATGCCGGCATACATTGCGCGTTGTTCTAGCCATGATCCAATGGCCTTATAGGGGTCAAGCATCTGCGCTATCAGGGCAATTGCTTGATTAATATTATCTATCTCTTGAGAAAATAGGCCGATCATTTGGCCGTCAGGGCTATCCGCATCCAGATTGATGTCATCCCCATAGATACGTTTAAACCCTTCCGTTAAGCGTTGGTGAACGTCAGTCAGCTTATCAATCACTATGCCCGTTTCAGTAATTTGGAGCATCTGTCATTACCTCTTTTTTATGGCCGTAAATATCAATATAAGTGACTGATATCGCCATCAACCTTGTATCAGGATTGAGTTGAATATCAAATTCGGTAATTTGCTCAACCCCTTGCGTATTTAATACACTCGCTTTTATTTCAGCCTCCATCGCTATCAAATTAGGGTTTTTGCGTAAATAATCGAACCATTTAATGCCATGTTCGCGATTAAGAAACCAATCCTGTTTCAATGACAATAGGCGAGTCAGCACCGATTGTGCGATAGCTTCCGAGTGAATGTTGTAATCTGCTCTCCCTCGCCCAAAACACCAATCATGGTTATCATCAAGCCGACGTACTTTCATTAGTTAGGACCTCCTGTATTGCCTCCTCCCATTTGCACTCCGCTGTGCGTGTGGGTATCGCCAATATTTTTGCCATTATGTTTAAGTGTGCCGCCGGATGATTCACTATTACCATTCACTGAATGGTTACCTTTAATCAACGCATTACCTGTTAACTGATAATTACCTTGGTGTTCAATATCGCCTTTAATCATGATCTTTCCCGACTGCATACGAATAAACGTCGAGCCATCATCCGTTTGTAGCGATAGTGAATCACTCGAATAATTAGGTATTTTATTGGGTTGGCTGCTGCCTTGCGGTAAAAAGAAGGCATCGGATAGGTCATGAAAACGGTGATCAAGCGGTTGCGACTGTTTACCGGAAACATACCAGCCGTCAATGCAACGCTCGGCAAAAATCACCAGCCCCTCATCCCCCTCACGTACAGGCACTGTGACACAGAAACCACCTCCCCGATAAAATCCAACCGGAACATCGACTAACGGCGGCAACGCAATCACTTTTCCCTCTTTAGTGACATGGCTGATCATTAATTCAACCGTCGCACTATGCCCATTGCAAGACAGTAATTTACCGGGCAACGCAGTATGAATATCGTAGCGCTGGTTCTGAGCGTATTGATTCATCACATCAAGAAGTGTTGGCTGTTTCATTGTTTCACCTTATCAAACGTACCATCAACACAGACGAGCCTGCTATACCAATCCCTCTCCATAAAATCGCCCGTATGACTTAGCTGCGTAATTTTATAGTCACCATTAAATTCAGATGTAATGGATTGAAGCCGAATGAGGGCACCAATTTTTAATGTAGGATGACATAAACAGGTTATCGTCAAGCCATCTTCACTTTTTTCGGGTTTACCAATTAGCCCCGTTTCTTGCGATAAAACAAAACTTTCGTTATCCGTTATCACCTTTTGTTTTGGCAATAACATGAGTTGCCCATCCTGAATAGACCAATCTGACTGGTTATTTTTCGCGATTTTATGCAGTAATTCCCTAGCATCACCAAACATCACTTTTGCACGCGGAAGTTGACGATCATTTGGCAACTCTATAACGCCAATATCAATATCCATCGCCTGCGCATTTTCTGTTAAAATATCACGATCGCGATTACCCGAAGATAATGTTTTATTAACTAACGTACAGGTATAAGCCTTAAATCCATCGCCACAAATTAATTCACAAATAATATCTTCCGCACTTTCAGTTACCTTAACCTCAATAATATCCCCTGCATAAATTAGTTGCAGCTCTTCATAACCAACCGAAAGTGCTGCCCGATTAAATACCTTGCTGGTTAATAAGTTTCGATGTGACGCATTAAGGTTGTAAATACGGATAACAGCAGGGTTAGGCTCTGGTGTTAATGTTTTTTTGATATCAAACGTGACGCGTAATTGTGTTATTTCGAAAGATTCATCATCATTACCAATAACAAGCTTAAGTTGTCTGCCTAATTGTTTCATACCAAAATCCTTTATCAACAATATAGAGCAAAAGCCTTTCACCTAATTCACTTTGTGATATTGAATTAATACCAAAACGTGATTTATCACTTAACGTCAAAATAAAGGGGAGATTTTTCTCTATTAATGAAGGAGCATTAACAGCTAATCCTTGCATTTGTGTAATAACTTTATTCTCATTGATGTCGAATAAATCAAACTGCCAATTTTTTGAAATTTTGTTGTAGTACAAAGTTAGCTTTAAGGCCTTACCAAATAAGGTAAATAATTGCTCTTGGATCGGCTCGTTAGATACGGGTATTTCATAAATCATGAACGTCCCCCTAATGTTTCACGGAAAGTATGGGCAGATTTGGCCTCAGGCTGAGTTCTTCCCATATTACTTTTTTGAGGTTGTTGTTTTAAATCAGGGTGTAATCCTTTTGCCGTCTGACTCTCGACAATAAACACTTCCTCTAAATTTAAACTAAATTCAACCGCCCCAGGCTTATCCTGTGTCGCGCCAATACTGGTTAACATCATATTCTTGTACAAACGAAGCCCTGTTTGTACATCAATCGGCTCCCCCATTTTTTGTATTGCCAATAATGATTCATAAGCACGACCAGCACGATCTAATGTCTGCGAACTATCAGCAAAAGGTTTCAATACATCCGGATACCAAGGTGCAATCACCTTCTGCACTTTATTGGCTAACACCCGTCCTATCGTTATATATTGCCCCAGCATCGCTTCCGCTTGCCGTATTGATGACGATATTTCTAACGGCAGAGGGTATTCCCCCATAGCCTCGGTATCGAATCCTAAAAAATCATTAAAATATTTCGCAGGTTCATAGCCCACTACCGTTCCCGTAATACTCAGTGATTTCGGCTCAAGAAATGCGTGATCAGCAATATCAGCCCCCGATTCAACGGGGTTTTTTGTGATCCTTAATGCAGAGGTATGAGTCTCGCGGATCGTACAATCAAGTTCAAACTGACCAATCGTTCTTGTAATAACAGACGCTCGACCAGTAAATATTCCGCTTGTAATATCCATAATCTATTGCCTAAATAAAAAAGGCCACATTAAGTGACCTTATCAGTTGAATTGAACCCAACTCATTCTTTAAAACGGCGGGTTAATCAGCATTCGCACTCTTTAAGGAATGGTATGCAATCTCATTAACATATTGATTGATCCCCTCTACCGCCAATACACCCGCTTGTCGGCTATCCATGGTATGAATATCTTGTTTCACATTAACATCCCCTTGGTTAACAACAATGCTCTTATGATTGCTAGTTGTGACATTAGATAAATTGGGATCAGCTAGGTTTTGCTTAATTAAGCCGCCAGCAAGATTTGAGATTTGTACTAATTTTTTTTCACTTTGATATTTATCGTCAATAATACCCAGTGCTTTTAATATTGAAATAATACCCGATGTCAACTCATCAAGCTTTTGGTTTACCCAATTAAATGCCAACTCGAAAGGCTTTTTAATTAATTCAGTCACCCCATTAAACGTATTCGCAAGATCATGAATAAACTTGCCAATATCGGTATCACTGAGATCAAAAAGATTTCTAATAAATTCCCATCCCGCTTTAAATGGTGCGGTTAAGAATTCCTGAATTGCGGCAAATGCTAAATTAAGTTTTTCCGTCCATGACGTTGAATCGTCGGTGAATATTTCATATAACGATTGTATCAAATCAAATGCTGACTGAAATGGTGCCAATAGGTAATCGATAATCGCAAAAAATACTGTACTTAAACCATCAATAAAGGTTTTTGCAACACTCAATACCCATTCAAAAGCCATTTTCGCTGCATTTTTAATGACATCCCAAGCCTGAATAACCCCTTGGATAAGCACTTGCCATAATGCTAAAAATGCCGTGGCAAAACCATGAAAGTAGTGTTCAAATCCTGCCCAAATCTCCTTCAATCCCTCGGTCATGCCCTCCCATGCTTCCCCCATCATCGCCGTATTACCACTGAATAAGCCAAAGAGTAGCTTTAAGGCATTACCTATATATTTAAAGAAGCCACGGAAAATCATCACAGCACTATCGATAGTGAGCGCCCATGCTTGAGCAATGCCATCGAAAATCAGTTTATTTTCAGCATAAAAAGTATTCCACCAAGCTAATACTGACTGTATCCATTCAATGGCTGGCGCCCAAAACTCACTAAATTGTGACTCACCACCGTCTAGATAAGCCATGAGATCCCCGAGCAGCACCATCAGTCCAGCCACCGCAGCCGCAACCCACATGACAGGGTTCGCGGCAAAGGCTATTAAAGCGGCTTTTTTAAAGGCCGCTAACACCGCTATAACGCCAATGATTGCCGCTTTCCACCCTATGGTTTTTTCGACTAAGAGATTAATGGCACGACCCGCATTCCCTATCGCTTGTATGCCTTTACTCCCCCACACGACCAGCTGAGTTAATCCCTCTGATATCAGTGCCTTATTCGCATCTAGCCATTCATTAAAGCGATTAATCACCTCCGTTAAGTTAGGGAGTAGCCCTAGTACGAGTTTCGTTTTTATTGACTCTATTGATAAGCTAGTTTTCTTCGTGACTGATTGATATTCATCAGCTTGCTGTAATTCTTTCTCAGAAATGGTAAATAACACACTTTTTTCCTGAGAGAGCTCTCTCGCCCCTGCTACCGCGCCACCAATAAAGCTAAAGAATTTATTCGACATAAAATCAATAGCCGTCACGAGACCAGAAACCACTGCTTTCAAATTATCAATCGTTAAACCCGCATTACTTAATTTCTCACCTAATTGGCCAATAACTGTTGCCGTTGAAGTCGCCGCCGCGCCGAGGGCAGTGACGACACCTTTTAATTTAACCACTTGCTCTTCATTAAGACCTATAATGGTTAGAAGTTGTTCGATTCCCATCTTCTGCCCTCCGCTGAGACAACAAACGCTCGACATAGGCCTCATGAAAATCAAGCACATCGCCGAGCGTTGCTGTCGTTCTAAGATCATGACCGGTATATTTGCCTTCCATAATGGGCAGCATTTTTAACCAATCTACATCTGTTATGCCGTCAGATTGACCAAACTGGGCATATTTACCTTGGATGCGACTCCATCGGGCAAAAAATCAGCAAAATGAAAGACTAGGCCATTAACAATAAGTGGATAATAATGGGAACGATAAGTATTAAAATGGGTATTAAACACATCCACTTTATCAAGCTGAATAACATTGCCATCGGCATCTTTTGCTATCACCCATTTTAAGATGAATTTTTCGACACCTTGCATTTCTGTGGAGCCAATATTGGCAAGTACGCCCCCCACATCGATATCAACCTGTTCACCATTCATTGCAATGCAACCTTTTAGCATCCCCAATAGCTTCATGGCATGGGTTTTCGCTTCGATAAAGTTGCTATGACGATGCTCATAAGTGATGTTATCTTTTTCCATCAGTTAAAGGCTCCTTTACCCAATTTAGTGATCACACGCTCAAATTGGATCACCCATGACTGCGCATTATGGCCAGCCCCACGTGTTTGCGTCGGCGGTGTTGTGAAAAAGCCAACATGCCCCACAATCTCATCACCGTTCCACGTATCCTTGATATACAATTCAAGCGGCGCGGGAGCAGATTGGCTGCTGAGCATTTGATTACGTAGATTCGATAAAAAATGATTATCTGCAGAGTGTTGCAGTAACTTCAGTGTTAATATTCCCGACTGGTTACCACTAAAAACATAAACCCCACGCCCATTAGCGCCGAACGTCCAAGCGCCATCATCGCCTACAGGAGCAATTGATAGCGCATCTGCAGATTCATCAAAGGCTGTGATTTCATAACCATTGATACTAACCATAAGACTTTTGTGATTATAAACAGACATAGTGACCTCTTAGCGGTTGAATTGAATTAATAAATCTGCTGAATGACCCGCTCCCGCGAGCTTGATTGCACACATAATCGGCATCATTTTGCGTGCTTCTCGATCCGCTTGTGACTGAACATCAAAGCTATCCGAGTAAAAATAGAAACCTTCATCTAAGCGGTCACCAAAAGTCACCTCGCCAATATCACTGCCACGCCAGATCCCCCCTGCTAAGAAGCCATTGCGTTTAAATTCGTTGCCAATGACAATCAAGGAGCCAATTAGCATCGCTTGGCCTTTATCGGTTTGAGGAATTTTTGTAGGGCTTGCTTGTAAAGTCGTGAAGGCTTGTTTTTGGCACGCATCGATAAACGCATCCAGCCCCATCACTTCATCAATAAATGTGCCGCCGAGCATCGTGCCTTCAGCTAACATATTGATACCGTCATAATCGGTATAAAAATTGATCCCCAAACGACGGCATTTTTGTGCCGCATCTTGAGTCACGCGATCGTCAGAGCGTACCGACGTTTGTTGCTTAAATTTGACAGTTTTTGCGGTGTTCTGTCCTTGCCAAACCGTTGAAACAGCAATCGCCAACAACTCAGCACCGGCATGGTTATCTCCCGTTTTGTTGAATTGCACCATCAACCGACCACTGTTTTTATCAAACAGCTTTTTCAGTATGTTACTGTTGTTCCACTCAATCTGCTCATCACGCGTCGCGGTATAGGCCATAACTTTTAAGTCAGCCGCGGTCACCCATGCATGGGCATCATCAAGCTGTTCATCGGTGAGAGAGTCTGCGAAATAGACGCCATACCAGTTTTGATAGACATTTTGTAGTTTATGCAAGGCTTCGGAAGGTAGCTCAGCATTAACAGTTTGTGCGGCGGCTCCCACCGTTAGCGTAGCTTGGCCTTCTTCCAATTTGAGTAAATTACCCACATAAGTACCGCTAGTGGATGGCTTCACATAACCGAAACGCGTTTTTGCATCTACTCCTGCCGTTTTCGATTGAATGATCATGCGCTTACCGATGGCATCCCACACCGCTTGTACGTTGGCATCACTAGGTAGCTTTTGATTAATAACTTTTGCAATGTCTGAAAAATCAATAGCTTTACTAAAGTCGAGGGCCGACAGTAAAATATCAGAGCCCGCAAGGTTCAAAGTCATTGCACCATCAGTAATCGCCTTTAATACATTCAGTCCAACAGAAATCGTTGAGCCTTTTAGCGCATTCGCGGTTGCGGCAATTGTCTGTTTCTCTTTCGCAAAACGCGCGATCATCGCACGCTTCAATTTAGGGCGCGCAGAAAACAGTGCTTGTGCTGCTTTATAGGTTGCCGATTTTGTACCAAATAAATTAGCAACATCTTGTTCATTAGAAACAAATACATAACGCGAAGATGCATCAACAAACGCATTGCCCATTTCAGACGTAAAAATCGCAATCATACTTAGATCACGACGTTGTACGGCTGCCGCTTGGGGTAAAATTTGTGCATTAATGATCTCTTTAATAGATAAACTCATAATGGTTCCTTTAGCGTGGTTATAACGACCGATTCACCATAAGTCAGTGATGATTCGATACGATGAATATGTGATAGTGTTAAATTGAGCTGTGCTCTTTGTTGCTTTCCTTCAGGCTCCTCCTCGGGGAAATATTGAATTTCTGATCCGTGAACTAATCCCGCCCCCATGGCTTTAAGTTGTTGCAAAGCAAGGTATATGTGCATTTGCGCGGCTAAATCTTCAATCAATAAGAACGCCTGCTTACCTTGTGCGGTAATCGAAACCGTGGTTTCCCGTGTCGTCGTCACCACTTCTCTACTGTTTTCTGCTTCGAATTTAACTTCCGTACCGATAGAATGAGATACCAATGGCGTGACAGTGATAAAGTCATCCCATTTCGATACATCGGTATAAACACTGCCATCAAGAACGCATTCTTCCGGTAGTCGTGTGAGCAGCACGATAATTTGGCGCAATTTATCTAGGTTGAGCCGTGAAAGCGTTGTTGTTTCCATGTGAATTCCCAATAATTAGGCATAGACAATCTTCCGCGCTATCGGTGATAGTCGGTTGTTTTATCTGTTATTCAATTAGTTAAAGATGTAATAAACGCTTACTTGAAAAAGAGGGCGTGGCGTTGTTGTTCAATCACTCTGATCGCTTGCTTATCTAAATTACATTGTTCGATAATAGTTAATAATGTTTCATTCAGTAGAAGCGAATCACCCCAAGTTAATTCGAGAGGAATAATCGGAGGTAAACAATCATCGAGTAAATAAGCTGGGATCGCCATTTGCGGCTGTGGAACGTATTCTTTCTGAATGTTTGTGCAACTGGACAGTAGCATCACTAGGCACACGATGAGTGGCACAAATAGTGTCAGAAAGCCTCTTTTTAATAACTTCTTTGGTTTGTTCAGAACTAAGATCCACCTCATTTCGTTGGTTAAGATGATTTTTGGTAATTTTATTGAGTTGTGCTGAAAATTTTAAATACCCATTAAATAAAACCTGTTGCGCTGCCATTTGATGATTCAGTGACATATATTGGCGATTTAACTTGTCATAATCACGCATTACCCACCACAACCAAAAAGCCAGGATCAGGCTGGTCGCCGTAAATACCTTGGTTAGCGATGTCATAGAGGGTAAGCGCGGTATGACAATTGAAAATGTGGTCCGTCTTTAAAATTAACCCAGTCACCTCCCCATTCAATTTCCACGTTTAATTCCGCCGCGGCCTTTTTCATTGCTCGAGCAACCAGCTCGAACTTAGACCAATCATTCCATGGAATTTGACGGTGAATTAATGGAGCGCAGTCGACAGCATGCCCTGTTAGGTGCCGACTATTCATCGTTTGACTTTGTCCATTAGCCACTAATTGCCGTTGGCGAGCTTCATTGCGTTTTCCTTCAATAACCATGAAATCAACACGGCTCAATTTGATCGCTCGGCGCACCACTTTGACTAAATCAGGATGCACACCCCGTAAGTTTTGTTCACTACGCTGGCTAAGAAAAAATTGATTCATCATTAAACTCCAAATCGATTTTTAATAAATTGGATGATCATCTCAAAGATGCCATAGAGTTTTTTTGTACCTAAAAAACCGATCACAACACCACAAAATTCGGCTAATAAGCTCCAAGACTCGGTATTGCCATTTTGTGCTAACCACCATTCAATAAACCGGATTGTGCCCACACTCAGCAAACCACACATCAACGCTTCCAATAAAGATTGTTTCCAAAGCATCCCTTCGCGTCGTTCACGAATATAGGCAATCGTTGTTGCAATAGAAAATCCGCCAATAAGCGGAAGATAATATTGTAGCCAACGCAAAATTGGCTCCCACCATTCATATTTGTCAGGCATAAATCTATTCACTTTATATAAGTGTTCTAATAAAAGCTTCTTTTACCATGATAACTTTATTGAACCATACTGAATAATTGATAGGCATTATTTTAAATAAAAGGCATATAACAAAGAGATAAAGTTTTCATTCAGTAAAATACTCTTTTCATAAACATAGTTTCATTAATCAGTAAAAAACATCAGTCCTATTCATTAAGGATTCATTCATAATTGACCTGATTGAAAACGCTCAGTATTAACAGATTAATTCCTTTTTTGCGCGCGCACAAATTCTATTATTAAAACTTTCTAGCTATTCTATTTTCTAACCTTTTACGTTGATGAACAGCTTATTTGAAATAAAAAAAGCCTCTAAAGCGAGACTATTTGTTATTGGAAATTTTCAGTATTAGCAGATTACCCCCTTTTTTACGCGCGCACAAATTTTATTACTAAGGCTTTCTAGCTATTCTATTTTCTAACCTTTTACGTTGATGAACAGCTTATGTGAAATAAAAAAAGCCTCTAAAGCGAGACTGTTTGTTATTAGAAATTTTTAGTATTAGCAGATTAACTCCTTTTTTGCGCGCGCACAAATTTTATTACTAAGGCTTTCTAGCTACCCTATTTTATAACCTTTTACGTTGATGAATAGCTTATTTAAAATAAAAAAAAGCCTCTAAAGCGAGACTGTTTGTTATTGGAAATTTTCAGTATTAGCAGATTAACCCCTTTTTTGCGCGCGCACAAATTTTATTACTAAGGCTTTCTAGCTACCCTATTTTCTAACCTTTTACGTTGATGAATAGCTTATTTAAAATAAAAAAAAGCCTCTAAAGCGAGACTGTTTGTTATTAGAAATTTTCAGTATTAGCAGATTAACCCCTTTTTTGCGCGCGCACAAATTTTATTACTAAGGCTTTCTAGCTACCCTATTTTCTAACCTTTTACGTTGATGAATAGCTTATTTAAAATAAAAAAAAGCCTCTAAAGAGAGGCCTATCATTTGTCAAAAACGTTCAATTATAATATGTTAATATATGTTTTGCGCGCGCACTCGTCGTTCTGATTTTATTACTGGCTGAGCGCATAAAATATCAATATCTAACTGAATATTTAATGTTTCTAAACAGCCTAAAATAAAACTTTCGGCAACTTGTATTCTCTCACGTATTTCCCCTTCCCGTACTTTATATTTCCGACCAATAGCCCGCTTTGAATAACCTTTAACATAATAGTCCTCAATATAACTACGTTCACGCTCCATACCAACAACCCCAAGTTTGGCAACACATAAATCGATAACCAAACCATCTTCATCGCTACACATTGGCCTACTCTTGCTTGTTGATGTTACCAAATCACGAAAACCAGCGGAGACAGATGACCAACCTATCGCACCACAATGATCGCCATATGACCAACCACCCCAATATGTAAGAATTTGTTGTATGTTTCTATTCATCATTTGCAACCTACCTTTCCTACACTATTTTTAACTAATAACCCAACTCATACTGCACCTTAAGCTCAGCTTTAGACGCTTTTATATTCAACTCACCAATAACAATATAAGTAGTATTAGACTACCAATATTTCTGTTTGTCAATTACAATAAAAATTGTATTATATCTAATAACAATAATTTTTATTCTTTATAAGAGGTTAACCTCATGTCACTAGCAAGCAGGATCCGGCAACGCCGGCAAGAACTAAACTTAACCCAGACTGAGTTAGCAGAAAAAGCGGGGATCAGTCAGCAATCAATCGAATCCATTGAAAATGGTAGAACCAAAAAACCAAGAAATATTATAGAGATAGCAAAAGCTCTTCAATCTCATCCTGAATGGCTACTCAACGGCAAAAGCATTATGCCAATATCCGAGGTCAATAGCCGACGAATTCCACTATTAAGTTATGTCCAAGCTGGGTTATTTAAGGATGCCAACCCGATCACTGACTATGAAGGGAATTTCGAATACATCTTAGTTGATGACGATATCAGCGCGAATGCATTTGCATTACGGGTTGAAGGCGACAGCATGACACCTGAGTTTAAAGAAGGTGACATCGTAGTGATTGATACCGAGATCTGGCCTAACCCAGGTGAATTTGTGTTTGCGAAAAATGGCGGGAACCAAGGAACATTCAAAAAATATCGGCCTACAGGTATTGGTACTGGTGAGTTTGAATTAGTGCCTCTTAACCCTGATTACCCAACGTTGAACAGTCACGATTATCAAATTTCACTCATTGGTGTCATGGTTGAGCACCGCATTTACCGCCGCAAAAGATAATTCTCTAGACCCCTCTCTTAACGCGTTTTCTCTGCAAACAAGAAAACGCGTTATCAAACACAGTAATTTTCTTTCTATTAAAAACAAGCAAATAGGTTACTCAACCGATAAATTACTACATTCATAGTTTACATTTACTATTTATATAGTAATATAACCATCGTAATACTAATTATACTGTAATAAAGTCAGCCTTCTTCAACCTAGGAGAACAAAAATTGAACGATGCATCAATAAAGGGATAGACGACTAACATGAATTTGCAGGTGAACTGTATTGGGTCGGTAATACCAGTGTTTAGTCTTGTAATACCGACAAAATCAAAGTTCAGTGAAAACATCTTGTTCACTTAATCATTTGAGGTTTTATGATGGATTTAGAACATATTATTAAAGAAAACACACAGGTAATGCGCCAATTAATTGCCATTCTACAGTCTAAGGGAGGCTGTTTTAACAGCGATAATATTGAAAATAATGCACATCAATCTTTTGTTTACTCTCACACAGGTGCAACAGACTCACCTATAGAAAAAGATATTGATATTAATAGCCTTACATTAAAACAAATTATTGCATTATGTGTAATATATAAAGGCAATTTTGAGCAACTCACAGGATCACATATTAAGAAAATCAATCAAATATTAGATTTAAATACTACAGAGCAGCATAGGCAAATCGAAGCTTTACATATGACACTGGTAAATTTAGAACAAGTTACAAAATTGCCGAATATTGCTATTCATAATTTATGTATAGAAATTTTAGCAAATTGGGATAACTTACATGGCATTGCTGAACGTTGTGAATTTGTCCTATCCCTTATCAGTTCTAAACACGTAATTGAAGATAAAACAATCCATGTTGACCCTAATATTCTATTTTCACAAGCAGAGAGCCTTATACTGCAATTAGCTAAAAATGGATATCGAAATGAAGCAGTGGAAATTCTTAATCAATTTAAAGCAAAAAAACTAAATCAAGTCGCCATAGAACATTTACCTGAAGTCATCAAAATAGCAAAAGGTATATTAAAAAATTAACCCTCTGCATTTTATCTCGTCGCAAAGATTTATTTTAATATTTAGGAGTTTTTATGGTGAATCAAAATAATGATAGTCCGCTCTACCTTAAAGTCGCTCGTGACGCGATACGTCTCGAAAGATCAGGTAAATACTTTGAAGCGTCCAAAGCATGGTCACAAGCTAATCGATTATCGCGTGTTTATCGTAACCAAATATGGTGTGAGCGCCGTGCTGATTTTTGTTATATGCAAATTCAAAGAGAAAAATATAAACTAATGGCTGACGATGAGTCTACAGAAAATTCTCTGATATGACACATATCAGCAGTATCTTTCATATAAAAATCGTTTAAACAACTCGCTATTTTTAATAGCGGGTTAATATTGTTAGCTTTTTATGCTAGCTGCGAAATAATGTTTTTATCTTTACAATAATACAGGAGATTATCTCTGTTGTTATATGTTTTTATACTTTTCACAGCCTATTATCATGACTTTTTCAATAAACCTACTTATCCTTAAGTAGAATATATTTCCTTCGCAAAAAATATCGGGTAAATTATATAGATATAAATGGAGTGATCATATGAACCCGATAGTAGTAAAGACAAGAAAAAATCTATTAAGATTACAAGCAAAATACCTAGCCCAAAATAAAGGTATTACTATCGATGATGCTTTTGATCTTTTATTAAAGCCTAACAATAACACTAAAAATTCGCTCACATACACTCATCGTGTAAGAAAAGGTAGGCGGCAACATCAACCCTCTTCACTTTTAACCGGCTTACTCAATAAAACCTATGTAAGAGATTGGACAAAAACCAAATAATATTTCATCCGCCTATTAGATATGGTAACTAATAAGCTACTAGGGGGGTTTACTTAAAAGGAAGTATCAATGAGCGTATTAAAAAGGGTTGTTACAGGGAAGTATTCTCTCGCTGTTACAGTTTGGGGTTTTTGGCTATTTTTAGAGCTATGCAGCTCCGCCGTATTTTTACTAATGAAAAGTAGTGATGCTATTCCAATCAAAACACAGCTTTTTCTTATCTTTTTTCTATTCATATTTAAAACATCGTATTCTATCGCCATTATAACGGGCGTTTTTCACATGTTAAAAAGCAAAGTGACGATTTGGCGTGTCGTTGTTATCCTGTTGTTAAGTGTTCAAATTATCTGTTTAATAATCGCGATGATAAATTGGTGTATGGTCGCTCTACCTGATATTATTAATTATCAGATATATGAAGAAAGTACTAAAAGCCTGTTTCAATGACAGGCTATAATTTATTACTGTCAGCCGGCATTAATCTGGCAATGCCCTAGGAATAGAGTATCACCTATTTGACTATGTTATTTCTATAAAGATTATATAGGCTCTAAATTCTCAAATTTATACAGTGCCCTCAATTTAAAAGGGGAACAAAAATAGTTTAACCCCATTGAAATCTTTATGCTTGAGTCTATAAATAGGCTTTGCATTGCTTTGATGGTGTCTTGTTGGGCTTTTATTACCCAGCTAATGAGTCTTTAGTGACATTTACCCCCCTATATGTTTTAATTTAACTTAAAGTTTGATGGTAAAAGAAAATTTTATGGGTTCATTAAAAAAGCTTGTTCAAGGTGAATATTCAATTCATCTTTTATTCATTATAATTTGGTATGTTGGAACTGCATCTATTCAATTTATTTTTGAAAAATACCCAACAGCTCAGGGCATATATCGAATAGATACAATGCTTTATCTCTTTGCGACTTCAAGATTTCTTCAAGCTTTATTATCTTTAATTGCTTTTGTTGGTATTTTTTCGACACAAAGGAAGCAATTAACAAAAGTAGGGATGATTTATTTAATTATTATCGCACCAGCGTTATCCTTTTACATCGCCTCGTTTTATGATCTCATAATATATATCAATGCTGGTGATTGTGAGTCATCACCTTGGTGCATGAGGACTTACTTTACTAAATAGCAGGCATGATGATATTTGTCTGCTCTTCGTTTTACACAGCCAAATCAGATTATCAGAACATTAATTTAAACTTATCATAATGCAAAAATCTGATTACACCATAATAAGTCCATCAGTTCCTAAAAATTACGACCAAGAGGATATGCCACCAAAAGACAATGGTTATGAATAACGTTGTCAATTACACACACCAGATAATCTCGAGGAAAATGGTGAATATTCAGCTAGGTATTGATGTGTAATTTATTTTCTAGCATTTTCTTTCGCTTTCTGGTGAATTTTATCTTTCATTTCTTTTGTTATTTTTTGGTAAGTTTCTACAGTGCCATCATCAGAAACGGTATTCATAAAAATATCATCACCTCTTTTTTTAATTGTCACAGATACTTTTACAGGCTCGACCTCACCAAAATCTATTGGTTCTATTTTTCCATTGATTGTATAAGTCATTTTGGTCACTTCTTGCGTTAACACGCTAGAATTCGGGTCAAATTTCCACAAAGATTCTTGTTTGATTTCTTCTACATTATCACCTAGTTCAATCAGCAATGCATCTCTCGCAACACCATTCGGAGCTAGGATCATCAGTTTAAGAATTCTTACTTCGGGTGTATTATTTGTATCAAACCAATAGCCATATAAATCACTTGTTGAGTATGGTTGCGGGAACACGTCAATTTTTGTCTTTTTTTCCGCTGTTTCATTTTCACCAGCCATACTGACACTGGTGATACAGAAAAGAGCGCATAGCATAACAATCAAAGAGAATATTTTTTTCATTATTTAAATACACAAATTTATTTATAGAGCCTTAGTCGCCAACAAATATCGACTACACCTCAAACAATCCATTTTTATCAAATCTTAATGTGCTGTAATAGGACAGATCATTAAATAGCTTTCCATTACCAAGAGTTGTCATTCCAGCTTTTTTCTCACAGTCACCATCTTTAACAAAACTCACGCTATCTACTCTTCATTTCAAGCCGAACGGAGCATCTGGTTTTCTGCCGCAGCCTACCAATAATGCAATCAGAGCAGCTGCCACGAATATTTTTCCATTATTCGTACTCTGCCCCTGAAACTATTTTTTGACCATTGGCACATTTAGCTACCACAAATCCATCATTTGCCCACATTTTTACCACATATGAGTCTGGGCTATTCTGAATTACTTTAACGGGATATTCACCAATTAATTGATTATACATCTTATTGACATCTGATTTGCATGGCGAAAATAGCATAGTGTCAGTTCCAAGTATTTGCTCATATTTTTCTTTTGGCGGATTGCCTGAATCTACAAGTTTATTTAATTCCTCCTTTGTATAAGATGTTCCTGCATAAACGCTAAAACCAATACAAGATAAAACAATTGCAATTATTGACTTTTTCATCATCCCATCCTCACACTCAGTTTTTTATTAATTTAATTGATGTTATACCGAAAGCAGCGTAAAACAAAGCAAACATTAGGTACAAAAAACCTGCCGGAGCAGGTTATTCACTAGTGCTTGAGCTACCAATTCACTTGCTATTCAGAAAATTACTTACTAAATGCAATCAAAACAAAAATAGCAAGGGGAGGTGTGATGACCACATCTGCTACAACGGTAAATGGTGTAGCTATTATCTTTGCAATCAAATTACCTGCATTAAATGATTTCTGTTCTTCGGAAGCATACAGTTCAACAGTATATAATTCATTTAGTTTTGCATTGGAAGTTACTGGTAAGCTTATATCATTCCTATCAATAATATACCCTTTAATTGGCACAGTTCTTACCCAAGATGATTTATCATTTCCTTGTGCCCTATTCTTAAAGCCTGCCTGCTCTAAGGCCTTTATTTGTGCGTCAGTAAATTGAAATTTGGGATCAGTGTATACAAAGTAATTCTGCATAAATTCGATCGGTGATTGACTGTTGCTATTGGGAAGTATTTTAATTCGAATTATTCCCTTGGGATTATCAAATGCAGTTAATGGGATTATTTTCACTAATTCATTTAACTCCATTAATTCAGAAGAGCCACTGGTTAATAAATAGGCGTACTTTTCTCCTATAAAACCGAATCCAGAATCCGGAAATTTGATATCATTTATATCGTTTTTTGTTGTTTTACTTTCAATTTTAATATTTTTATATTCAAAACTGGCAATTATTTTATCTGTTAACTTAACAACATTTTGTGATTTGGTTTCGACTGTTGGGTTATCTTCCCAAAAGTTTTTTGTTAAACATCCCGTAGAGCTTAAAATCGATATGCTCAAAAAACACGCTAGTAATTTTTTCATTCCATTGCCTCAATAAGTTTAGCTTAAGTTCAATGAATATTAGGGCAACACCTCATTTAAGGCAATAAAAAACCCACCGAAGTGGGTTCATTTGATTTTACCATGACAGTGTTTATATTTTATATCCATTATTACAATCGCAAAGGCTGTTTCTATGTGGAGAGAGTTTTTTCTTTTCACCAAAGCGCCATTTTGTGGCTGCCAATTTGGTATTGTAATTTTCTTTACTATCTCACTAAAGTCAAGAATTTCAGATGCGTGTATAACAAACCCTAAATTTAACATTGTACTAGTGGTAACTTTTGCATTTTCTTGTGAGGGTATATCCACACCACATTAATTGAGACACACTAAATTAAAGTTTTCTAACTGTTTACGATAGGCCTCCGGAGGGAGGTGATTTAAACTTTCGTGCGTTCGGTTTTGGTTATAATCTTGCTGCCAATACCACGCTAATTCTCTAACTTGACTCAATGATTCAAATAAATACGCATTTAAAAATTCACGATGGAACGAGCCATTAAAACGTTCGATAAACCCATTTTATTGCAGTTTGCCCAGTTGAATATGGCACAGTGACGCAGCCATTCAATAATCTAGATACTGTCAAACCTAATAAGATGCGCTTCATTCCTATCCCCACATCAACTTAGAGGAGCCTTTCACCATAGTCTATATGTTATATAGTGCAATGGGGAGCAAATCGTTATTTATTCTTAGTGGAGTTACTCCAGATCTTTATCAAAATAATCATCTAATTTACTCACATGCTCACAGCGACTTTCAAACCCATTAGGGATACCTCCATTTCTCATCCATTCTTCGCATGACGCAGCTACTTTTCCATAGGTATATGCCCCTGTCATTGCTATGTATACAAACCTTTCACATTTTTGTTTATCATTCTGATCGTCACATATCAGCTTTTTCATTTCTTCCATTTCATAAACGCCACCAACACCTGTACCTTCAGGTGCTAGTACAATTGCATTTGCAGGAACTGATAGCAATGAACCCAATACAAAAAAACTGCTTAATAAGATTTTATTCACGTTACCCCCTACTTGTTTTAAGCCATGGTAACTAACGTAAAGAACAAAACAAAGCAAAAGACCTCAGTTAAGAGGCGTAATATGTGATCTGGATTGCAAGCCCATCCTTGGGCTATGTGTGGTTAGGCTACGGCTTTGTATTCTTTATCGTGAATAACTAATCCATTCCAATTCTTTTTCATTGGTAACTCACCTGCAAGATAAAGCTCATAAAGACGTTTAGCACCTTTCTTCAATGATACAGGCTGATATTTGATGAATGGCTCATGATTGTGAGGATTAATTTCACTCTGATTTGGTCTCGTGATATAACCAGCTGCGTTCTGCTAGCCACATTTGAACCTGTTGAGTATTTACGCCATTAAGCATTTTACAGAATTGTGTTGGTGTCATGCCTTCTTTGAACAGGTTTGACATGCATTCAACTTTGTTGTTCAGTTCTTTATTAGTGTGTTCAAGTACAATAACTTTTTCTGAATACGTGAGTACTCCACACTAAAAAATGGATTAATACTGGACGGATAAGCGGGTCTCGCAAAGACCCAAAAAAGAAAAAGCCACCTTGGCCATTTGCTAGAGCAAACTGTATTGAAGCTTTGAATGACAGCATGCACAATAACACTGAAAGTGTGGAAGAAGAGGAAATAAGATATCAATCTTCCGAAGGGGTAAGATTGGTATGTGAAGTGGCATTGTTAATTTGCTAAAGCCATTGGCGTCGCGTTAAACGATACTGCGTGCAAGGTTCTTCGCAGTTAGATTGGGAACCATCATAGGTATGTGTTTGTGCATAAGGAGGCGAAAAATAGAGCGGATGGAACATTAACGCCAGCAGTGAGAAGGTATGCTCATTTAGCGCCGAATCATCTAACTGAACATGCAATGAAGATAGACGAGCTAATGTCACACGATGACACAAATATGTCCCAACCGCTATTAAGAGCCTTGTAATTATGCACACAAATAAAAAGAAAAAACCCGCTATCTGGTTGAGAGATAACGGGTTCTTATTTGGTGCCGGCTACCGGAGTCGAACATTTTATCACAACAAATTGATTTACAATTATAAAAATAAATCAATATCATAAGATACCCAATTTTATACCCGTATTTTATACCCGTATTTTATACCCGTATTTTATTTTAATAGCCATGCTACCTGATGGTATGTAAGACTCCAGGCTTTAACCTACACAATTTTATGGTCATAGGATTTTGAACTCACTTCGTGAGCGGTAGTATCAACCGCTTGTACTAGCATCCGTTAATCTAAAAGGAACCTGTTGATTTAGAAGGCGCAAAAAATTATACTGTGAGAAATTTAATTACATATACAAACGAATGATTTTATTAAAATGGATAAAGCTAAACAACCTAAATCGAGGATTTTATATAGTTTACTCGTTACACTTGTAATTATTTTATCTATTTATTACCATGATAAAATTCTTTCTGACACTTCAAATAATTTAGAAAATTTCTCATATATAGCATCCGTTTTAACAATAGTCGCATTGATTGTTTCAATTGGAGAAATAGTTCACACTTCTATGATCAGTAAATCCTTTATAGAAGTCACAACCAAAGAAATAAATGATTTTAAGAAAACAACAAAAATATCATTGAAACATGACTGTTTTCAACATTATGAATCTTTAATTGAAAATATAGATGATGAACATTACCAAACTGCTTATGCTATATTTTGTTATACAAAAAAAATAAATACATATCTAATATCCAATCATGCAGATAGTAGTGACTCTGAATGTAAGAAACATATAAAAGAATTATTTAAACTAGAGAGAAAAATATTTGCTTTAAGAAATGCTAACAAAGGTAACGGTCTCAACCCCGAACAAAAGCAAACTTTAATACATTCCATTTTTAGTATTAAAGACTCTCTTAACAACATAATAGTAGATACTAAGTAGGCCGGTATGCTCCCAATCAATATTAAAAATTTAGCAATTCATTTGTTAGATGAGACAAAGCACAATAATTTAAAATGGTCATATGATTCATATAAGTCTCGTATATCAGCTAGTTACAAGGAAATGTACATAACCTTAACTTACTATTTTGATTATGAATCAGAAGTTGCCTCATATGTATTTGACTTATACATGCATGGGAAGCCATATATTTTCAAGGAAAATATGTTTGGTAGTGACTATTCCCTACTTTCAATCCTTTATGAGCAAGGTATGGCATCAGAGCTTGGTGATTTTAACTTTTAAAATAACCATCCCGCTCCATAATATCAATTAGATAGCCGCTTTTTACAGCGGCTTTATTTTGGTAGGTATTATGGTTTTTCTGGCCACTCAATATCCGGTGCTAAAGAAGTATCAACACGATTTAGTAAAACGCGGTATTTTTTCCACTCTTGCAGGGCTGCTGATTCGCCCTCAGTGGCTAAACCCACGTCAACCGCATCTTGTAAGTAACTAATTGTATTATTTGCTTCATTCAGTCGTTGTGATTTCTCCTGTTCGGCCTGTTCGATTAATGCGGCTTTTTGGGCTTCTGTGTCAGTGACCCATTTTTTACCGTTCCACACATCAAAATCAGTTTTAGGGGCTAATAGTGTTAATGAAGCTGGCAAATCGCCGATAAAATCGACTTCAACAGGTTGACGGGTCTCTGTGTTGTACGCCGTTTTGCCGCGATGATCAGCAACAATTTCCCATTTAGAGCCATCCTCACTACGCACCACCGCGAAACCTGTTTTGGTTGGTAGTTCAGGTGCATCGGTATAAGCTCCCGCGGACACGCTGACATCAAAGTAAATATATTCCATATTTGCATTAAGATATTCACGAGTGGTCGGGTCTGCAATATACGTTTTAATCCAACCGGCTTTTGTTGCTAAACCATTTTGACCGATTTCTGCTTGTTCAATTTCTAAATTATATTTTTTCATTATGCTGCTCTCACGATATATAAAAATGCAATGTTACGGGGGCGATTTTCGTTTGCTGTAGGCACGGAGTCTGAAGCTTTAAATACTGCTTTAGCGTATAACTTAACGCTACCCGTACTGTCAGATGCAGCACCAGTAGTTCCATTTGTTGATGATGAAAACGCACCCTCACCATTCGTATTGCTTTTAGCTGTTTCAATACTGCCAGTGATATTCCTAATCGCATCACTTTGAGCCGATAAAACGGCACGGCCATTATCAATATTGCGCCCAGCGTCAAGGCCGCGAATAAACTCACCACGCAGGTCGGGTAATATCCCTGATGGGTAAGCTTGCGCCAGAAGAGGGTAAGTGTTTTTATTGAATGTTTGTCCGTTACAGACTAAATAACCCGCTGGTGCGGTTGATTGAGGCCAAGGTATAGGCGCCCCCACAGGAAAGTCAGTTAATGCATCAGAAGAACCAGAGGCTTTTAAATTACCATTTCGGTCTATTTTTGTATTCCCAGTTGAGTAAAATTCAACAAACTCCGACATTTTTCCCGAAGTAGTACTTATTGCAGATGACAGATATAAGCGAGTTGTCCAATCAGGAGAGTACAAAATTGATGCAGATAATTTAGGGTCGCGACCAAATACTATACCTCCGCCAAAATTGGATGGGGCGAGACTGTAATTTAAATTGTGTATTTGCCTGCTTTTGATATGTTAAATCCAACAACAAAGCAGGCATATTATGGATGAGAAAAAATTAAAAGCCCTTGCTGCAGAATTTGCAAAAGGCATTAAAACCGAATCTGACCTCAATCAGTTCACTCGTATGTTAACCAAATTAACCGTTGAAACGGCATTAAACGCTGAGTTGACTGAGCATTTGGGGCATGCAAAAAATAGCGCCAAAACAGGTTCTAACACACGCAATGGCTATTCATCTAAAACATTACTCACCGATGATGGTGAGTTTGAATTGAACACGCCACGCGACCGTGAAAGCAGCTTTGAGCCTCAGTTGATTAAGAAAAACCAAACTCGCATCACTCAGATGGACAGCCAAATTTTATCCCTCTACGCGAAAGGGATGACTCCCCGTGAAATCGTGGCCACGTTCAAGGAAATGTACGATGCGGATGTTTCTCCAACCCTAATTTCAAAAGTCACCGAGGCCGTTAAAGAGCAAGTCCAAGAATGGCAAAACCGACCACTAGAATCGCTGTATCCTATTGTTTATCTTGATTGTATTGTTGTCAAAGTGCGTCACGATGGCCGCGTTATCAATAAGTCTGTTTTTCTTGCATTAGCCATTAATACTGAAGGACATAAAGAGCTTTTGGGCATGTGGATGGCGGAAAATGAGGGGGCTAAATTTTGGTTATCGGTTCTTACTGAACTTAAAAATCGCGGTGTTCAAGATATCCTGATTGCCTGTGTAGACGGTTTAAAAGGCTTCCCAGAGGCGATAAATAGCGTTTATCCTCAAACACAAATTCAGCTCTGCATCATTCACATGGTGCGTAACAGCTTAAAGTACGTTTCTTGGAAAGATTATAAAGCGGTGACCGCAGGGCTAAAAACCGTTTATCGTGCAGCAACAGAAGCTTCTGCACTGATATCGTTGGAAAAATTCGCTTTAATCTGGGATGAGAAATACCCGCAGATTAGTAAAAGTTGGTACGCACATTGGGAAAACTTGAATACATTCTTTGCTTACCCTGATGATATTCGTAAAGCGATTTACACAACCAATGCCATCGAGTCATTAAACAGTGTTATCCGTCATGCGATTAAGAAACGTAAGCTCTTCCCCAGCGATGACTCTGTACGGAAAGTGATTTATTTAGCGATTGAATCGGCCTCTAAGAAATGGAGCATGCCAATTCAAAACTGGAAACAGGCAATGAGTCGTTTTATTATTGAGTTCGGTGACCGCCTAAACGGCCACATTTAATAAAAGGCAAATACACAGAATTATTTACAGGGTCATAATCCACGCCGCTGGACAAAACTAGAAGCACTCATTACCCGAGCAGAAGGTAAGCCCGTTGTTACACTCGAATCCGACCCACGCCCTGCTCTTGTCATCAACCCCGAAAACGATTTTGACGACGTGACCGACGAGTCACTCGCCGCTGACCTCATTTAATTAAAAAGGTACCCAATATGAAAGTTAAATTATCCAACGTCCGTCTGGCATTCCCTGATCTGTTTCGAAGCAACACAAGTTAATGGTCAAGGCGATTACAAATTCCGCGCTACGTTTCTCATCCCCAAAAATCGTACTGATTTAATCGAAGCGATTGAAAGTGCAATTAAGCAAGTCGCTACAGCAAAATGGGGAGCCAAAGCCGATGCAGTTCTCAAGTCTATTCGCGGCAATTCAATGCGCTTTAACTTCCGTGATGGTGACGAGAAGATTGAGTATGACGGCTATGCAGATCATATGTACATCGGTGCAAGTAACAAAGCGCGACCGCTGGTTATTGATCGTGACCGCACTCCGTTAACTGCACAAGATGGACGACCTTACTCAGGCTGCTACGTCAACGCAACAATCACTATTTTTGCCTATGACAACCAAGGCAAATGCATTTCTGCTTCACTCGGTGGTGTTCAGTTCTTCCGTGATGGTGACGCCTTCGCGGGTGGCGGTGTCGCAAGTGAAGATGACTTCGACGACTTAAGTGTTGCCGAAGAGGAAGAATCATTGATTTAAATTATATTGGCATTTCTAGCGCTAATGCTAGAAATGCCAAGCCACATTAAAACAATCTATAACATAGACCTCAAATCAAATATCATTTAAATTAAGGATATCAAATGTCAACATTGAGAATCGGTATGGATATCCAAGAATTTGTCAGTAAGTATAAAAATCATCCTGTACTTTTTGTTGGTACAGGTTTTAGCCTACGCTATTTAGAACATTCATATAGTTGGGATAATTTGTTGGCACATATTTCTAATGAACTAACTGATAACCCTGAATTTTATTATGATCTCAAAGCTAACTCTGAACAAAACGGTGAATATAGGTACGATATACTCGCAAGTGCTCTAGAAGCAGAGTTTAATGAACGTTTATCAAAAGATCGAGATGGTAAATTTAAAACTGTCAACGATATCTTTTATGATAAAATGAAAGTGGGCATTAAAACCAGTCGTTTTAAAATCTACATATCATCTTTATTAGAAAATATAGATTTAAAAGAAAACGTATCCGATGAAATTGATGCACTTGTGAAAACAAGAAAAAATATTGGCTCCATTATAACAACTAATTACGACCAACTAATAGAAAAAATTTTCGAGTTTAACCCTTTAATAGGTAATAATATTTTACTAAGTAACCCTTATGGTTCCGTATATAAAATACATGGCTGTACTAGTGACTATAATAATATAATCATGACTGAAAATGACTATATTAACTTCAATAACAAATATGAGCTAATCAGGGCTCAACTACTCTCACTATTCATACATAACCCAATCATTTTCATTGGATACAGCATTAGCGATACAAATATAAAACAGCTATTAAAAACCGTTTTCTCATATGTAGATTTAAATACCGAACTGGCCAAAAACATAAGAGATAATTTTTTATTGGTAGAATACTCCGCTGGTGAAACCTCAACTGAAATAGTGGAACACGATATAGACATAGAAGGTATGTCTATAATAAGAATAAATAAAATTAAAACTGATAACTATAGCGCTGTTTACAATGCTATTTCTAATTTAGTTCTTCCAGTATCAGCAATGGATATAAGAAAAGTTCAAAAAGTCTGGAATACAATAAAAAGTGGAGGTGAAATAAAAGTTAAAATAACAGAAAATCTAGACACACTAAAAAATGAGGAAATGGTAATTGCTGTAGGTTCCGAAAAAACCATACAATATATGTATCAAACTAAATCAGAAATGATGGAAAATTACTTCAAAATCATTGATGAGTCTAATCAGCAGCTTATAGAACTGTTAAATAAACAAAAAATTCAAACATCTCAGTTTTTTCCAATCTTTGCATTTTCTGAGATTTGTTCAGCGTTAGAAAACGTTACAGAATATAAAGAACAACAGATTAGAAAACTTACAGAACACTATATTAAAACTGATGAAAAAAGAAATTGTGAGAACCACCACAAAATAATCGAAGATATACTAGACGATGCCAGCATTCCTAACTCCAAAAAATCAGACTGTATTTTCCACAGTTATTACAATAATAAAATAACGGATAGTCAGATTAAAAATTATTTACTCAACTATGGTGATAAGACATCAACTGACTATAGAAGGTTGCTCTGTCTCTATGATTATAAAATTTATGGCGTATAAAATCATAGCCCCTAATGAAAGGGGCTAACATTCACCGTTTACTAAAACATTGAAGTAGAGGATATCCACTCTCTTTACAAGCCGTAAATGTATCCCAAAAATACTGAATAAAGCTACCTAAAATAAAACCAATAATAATCCCAAGAACTACTTTCACTATCATCATATCTTTTGGTTTTTCTGTTCTATTAATTGTCGCACCAAACCACTCAAGACCTCTACTTATTACGTAAATCAACGGAATTAACACGGCTACGGCAAAAGAAAAAATCCCTACACTAAAACCCCACATAATAAGACTCCTTACACTATTATGAAAAATATACTCTGGCTAGACCTCGAAACCTTCAGTGAAAAGCCAATTAAATACGGCACGCATTCTTATGCGGAAACTGTTGAAATTATGCTTTTTGCTTGGGCGTTAAACAACAATTTAGTTCAAGTCTGGGATGTTACAGATAAATCCCCTATGCCAACTGAATTAAAGCAAGCGTTAACTGACCCTAACACTATTATTTATGCCCATAACAGCCATTTTGACCGCACCATGCTCAATCATAGCGGCATCAAAATAGATGTTAGCCGTTGGCGCGATACGATGGCACAAGCACTAGCGCACGGTTTACCCGGTGCTTTAGGCGCATTATGTGAAGTACTTGGCGTTCCTTTGGATAAAGCCAAAGATAAAGAAGGTAAAGAAGGTAAAGCATTAATACAGCTATTCTGTAAGCCTCGCCCTAAAAACTCAGCATTGCGTCGCGCCACTAGCAAAACCCATCCCGAAGAATGGAGACGTTTTGTTGCTTACGCAGGGCTTGATATCGAAGCCATGCGCGAAGTATATAAGCGTTTACCAAGCTGGAACTATCGCGATAATGAGTTAGAACACTGGCATCGTGACCAACGAATTAACGATCGCGGTGTGTGTATGGATATTCAATTAGCTACCGCAGCCATTGAAGCCGTTGAAATTGAACAAAAGCGCTTAGCCAAACTTACCCAAGATTTGACAGATAATGAAGTACAAGCGGCAACACAGCGTGATGCTCTGCTACAACATATCTCTGCCGCTTTTGGTGTTGACCTGCCTGATATGCAAAAAAGTACATTGGAGCGTCGTATCAATGATCCGGATATTCCTTTGCCATTACGTGAGCTATTAGCCATACGACTACAAGCGAGTACCACCAGCACCAGTAAATATAAAGCGCTGATGAATGGTGTTAGTGCTGATGGTCGTTTGCGCGGAACATTGCAATTTTGCGGTGCTTCTCGTACAGGCCGTTGGGCGGGTCGCTTGTTTCAGCCGCAAAATTTACCAAGGCCAACACTCGACCAAGACACCATTGATAACGGTATCGAAGCGCTAAAGGCAGGATGTGCAGACCTTATTTATGATGACATTATGCAACTGACCAGCTCAGCTTTGCGTGGTTGCATTATGGCGCCAGAGGGTAAAAAGCTTGTCGTCTCTGACCTTTCGAATATCGAGGGCCGTATGCTCGCTTGGCTAGCCGGTGAAGCGTGGAAAATTAAAGCATTTAGCGAATTCGATAAAGGCATCGGTGCTGACCTCTATAAATTGGCCTATGCTCGAGCATTCAACATTGATCCCGATGATGTTGATAAACATATGCGCCAAATCGGGAAAGTAATGGAATTAGGCTTAGGATACGGCGGCGGTGTCGCAGCGTTCTTAACATTCGCCCTCACCTATGTCCTAGATTTAGATGAACTTGCCGAAGCTGCATTACCTAATATTCCACCAAAAGTGAAACATGATGCTCTTAGCTGGTATCAAAAATCCGTTGAAACCAAGAAAACCTACGGGCTAAGTGAAACGGTATTTATTACCTGCGATTCACTTAAGCGCATGTGGCGAAATGCACACCCTGAAACGGTCTCGTTCTGGTACGAATTAGAAGATACCGTCCGTCGTGCAATTGCGTCTCCGGGGATCACCTTTCCTTGCCGTAAACTTAAAGTTAGACGCGATAAAGCATGGTTACGTATCGTTTTACCTTCGGGTCGTGCGGTTTGCTACCCATCCCCACGTAATGATAACGGTCAAATCAGTTATATGGGCGTTAACCCTTATAGCCGCAAATGGCAGCGTTTGAAAACTTACGGTGGGAAATTGGTAGAAAATGTAACCCAAGCTGCAGCGCGTGATGTTCTGGCGGGTAATATGCCGACTATTGAAGACCACGGTTATGACATTGTGCTCACCGTGCATGATGAGGTGCTGACTGAAGCACTCGATAACCCCGCATTCAACCATGAACATTTATCTAAATTACTTGCGGCTAACCCCGAATGGGCTTTAGGCCTTCCGCTCAGCGCAGGGGGCTTTGAAGCTTATCATTATAGGAAGGATTAAATAACTACTCTTTTGTACTATACTTCAACGCTTAACCTAATTTTCTTAAAGAGAGAAATTTTATGAGTGTAGATTATTTTTTATTAGATGATGATGGTTCGTTTAAAATATACACAAGAGATGTTATGTTGGAATCTATTACAATAAGAGAAGATGAAATTCAACCTGAAAAAACGGTTTTCCCTCATAACCAATATTCAATTATTTTATTTCGAATTGATGAAAAATTATATCCTGTAATGGATACGATGAGTTTTAACTCTTTAGACTATGAAATTAAAAAGAGACTCATATTAGAATCTGGTTGTCGACATATTTAAAAATAACTCACTACCATAACCCTGCATTCGCAGGGTTTTTTACACTCATATTTTCTATCACGGAATCCCCCTATGACATTCATAAACAACGATAGCCCGTTGTATTTCCGCGCGGCCCGGGATGCTATTCGTCTTGAGCAAGCAGGAAAATACTTCGAGGCAGCTACGGCTTGGCTACAAGCACATCGACTCGCACGAGCAAGGAACAATCAAATTTGGAGTGAACGCCGCTCCGATTTCTGTATGAAACAACTTAAACGCGAAATGTACAAAGGCACTAGTAATGAGCAAAGTACGTGAAGATGTCATCGAAAGACACTTGGTCAACGAAGTGAAAAAAGCAGGTGGTATCGCTTATAAATTTACTTCCCCTGGTCGTCGAGGTGTGCCAGATAGGATCGTACTTTTGCCGAATGGCAAAATCATTTTTGTTGAGTGTAAAGCTCCTAGTGAAAAGCCCCGCCCCGATCAGTTACGGGAACACGCGAGGCTTTTTGCATTAGGATTTCACGTTGTCATTTTGGATAGTAAGGATTTAACTGGAGTTTTATAAATTAAATAATAAGATAGTTAATATTTATTAATCAAGGATAGCAGACATGGCAAAAAATAAGACTACAGTTACAACTGAACCTGAACCAGAGATTAACAGTACAGTCAGTTCAGAAAATGATAATGAGTTACCAATCTGTGGAATAATAATGCCCATAGCAAATACGGAGGGGTATCCTGCTGGACACTGGGATGATGTATATTCTATCGTATGTAAAGCGGCTACTTTAGCTAACTTCAAGCCTAATCTAGTAAGCTTTGATGGTGACATTGGTGTCATACAAAAAAGAATAGTACAAAATATATACTCAAACCCTATTGTTATATGTGATATCAGCAGTAGAAATGCAAACGTGATGTTTGAGTTAGGTATGCGCTTAGCCTTTGATAAACCTACTATAATTATAAAAGATAATAAAACTCCATATAGCTTTGATATTTCCCCAATAGAACATTTAGAATACCCCGCTGATTTAAGATACCAATCAATAAATGATTTTCAAGAAAAATTAAAAAACAAAATAATCGAAACACTCAAAAAGGCTGAGGATGATCCTCACTTCACTACATTTTTAAAACATTTCGGAACATTTAAAGTTGCAAAATTAGACGAAAAAGAAGTATCTAGTACTGAATTTCTTGCTTCTGAAATTAAAGAACTAAGAAATTTAATCCTGAGTGATATAAAGAGTAAATCTCATTTAAACCAGTCCTTATCTCCTAAAGGTAGTGTTCAAATACCACCGATGGGATATGAATATTCTTTCAAGAAACCTAACGAGCATGCAACATTAGATAAAGTATGTAATCTATTAAATCAAAGTGGCTACGGTGTGTCGCTTGCAACTCAAGGTGATGAGGACGACGAAATTCTTTTAGTCTTTCCAAAAAAGTTAGACCCTATACAAAGAGTAAGACTGCAAGGCATTATTAATAATTTCTTTGATACTAATTAGACATATTGTTTATTGAGGAGAATTTCTATTCATAATAGGAATTCTCCTTTTTACTGCTCACCATTAATATAATTGGTGTAATATGATCTCATCTAAAAACTTTACCCCCCGCCCCTACCAAAATTTCATCCTCAGCCACGAAATTGATATTAAACGCTCAAATGTTTGGGCAGGTATGGGGATGGGCAAAACTGTAGCAACACTCACCGCCTTAGAAGATTTGTTTATGGCAGGTAGTGAGACGCAACCGGCTTTAGTACTTGCTCCTTTACGGGTAGCAAGCTCAACATGGCCAGACGAAGCGGTTAAATGGAACCACCTACGCAATATCGATGTTCAACCGATTATCGGTAATGCTAAAGAGCGCATGGCGGCTATCAAAAATACGAATGCCAGTGTATTTACCATTAACTACGATAACCTTGTTTGGCTAGTTGAAATATTTAGTGAGCATTGGTCTTTCGGAACCATCATTGCGGATGAAAGTACAAGGCTAAAGTCGTTTAGACTTCGCAAAGGAGGTAAACGTGCTGCTGCATTGGCAAAAGTAGCTCACAAACATGTGCATCGATGGGTAAATTTGACGGGGACACCTTCCCCTAATGGGTTGATTGATTTGTGGGGGCAAGCGTGGTTTATCGATCAGGGTCAACGATTAGGTAGAACCTATAGCGCTTTTACTTCTCGCTGGTTCAACAACATTCAATTCCCTGGTCAACAGTGGTCTAAGTTAGAGCCTTGGCCTTTTGCTCAAGAGCAAATGCAAGACGCTTTAAGAGATGTCACGATTTCACTAGATGCCGCTGATTGGTTTGATATTGAAGAGCCTATTCACAATATCATTAAACTCGAACTTCCTACAAAAGCCCGAAAACAGTATCAAGAAATGGAAAAAGAAATGTTTCTTGAGCTGGAGCATGAAGGCATTGAAGCCCTAAATGCAGCGGCTAAAACAGTAAAATGTTTGCAAATTGCTAGTGGTGCTATCTATACCGATGACAGTAAAAATTGGGTAGAGCTACACGATGCCAAAATTCAGGCGTTGGAAAGTATTATTAGCGAATCAGGCGGTATGCCAATACTTGTTGCGTACCATTGGAAACACGACCTAGAACGCCTATTAAAAGCCTTCCCTAAAGGTAAAAACTTAAACGCTGAGCCACAAACATTACGCGATTGGAACGCAGGCAAAATACCGATTCTGTTTGCGCACCCAGCTAGTGCAGGTCACGGCTTAAACTTGCAAGATGGCGGGAATATTCTGGTCTTTTTCTCGCACTGGTGGGATCTGGAACAATACCAACAAATCATCGAACGTATCGGCCCTACTCGACAGATTCAAGCTGGTTATAACCGACCTGTATTTATTCACCATCTTATTGCAGCTGGAACTATGGACGAGGTAGTAATGGAGCGTCGTAATTCTAAGCGCGAAATACAAGACCTTCTATTAGAAGCAATGAAGAGGAAGTAATACCGTGAAAAAAGATGAGCTAATTAAAGCTACACGGCAAATTAAATATGAATCACGCGATGCCATGAACAGTATGGATGATGATTATATTTCATTCCCTGCGGAGCTGATTTATAGAATATGTGATGAACTGCTCAAGTACCAACAACTTATCCCCTACGCTTGGGAATATCGGAACGCTCGGGGCTTAAACTTTACCAAAGACAAAAAGCAAATCGAGCTCGTTAAAGAATATTGCCCTGATGCAAATATCATTGAATTATTTAAATTAGATAATAAGTAAATAGGATACTAACATGATTGAAGCTAAAGAACGTGACGACGATTTACTCACAATGAGGGAAGTCGAAAAATTAGTGACTCTAAAAAAATCGACTATTTATGAAATGATCAAACGGAAAGAATTCCCCTCGCAACATAAAATTGGTGTGCGTGCAGCACGCTGGTTACGAAGGGAAATTAATGAATGGAAACAACAACGAACTGCATC